ACGGATTCTACATAAAATAATAAATCCCTATCTTCAATATATACAACTTCTCCTGGTTGCATATATTCGTTTCCAACAATGGTAACATCTCCACTAATTAATTTCCTTCTTTGCTCAGTAAGAGCCCAAACAGCCAATGGAGCAGCTTGAGCCTCGGCACTGCTAATATATGGAGCCTTTATAGATGAACCAACTTTAAATCCGTACATTCTCCACAAATCATAATCAACCGCAATAGCAGATGCCTGCATATTGCCCTCTTCTCCAATTCCTCCCTGATGAACTGGAGTAACTAAACCGCTGCCTATTCCACCACCATCTACGGAACCTATTGCTTCAATTGCTGTGAACTCCGGTTCACTCTCAACAATTCTTAGAGAAATAATTTGATTATCTTTAATTACATATCTACCACCAGAACCAGGACCTAAATCATCCTCTTCCTCATCTTCAAGCATATGTTGAATAACAGACGGAATAGATTTTTTTCTCTGTAAATTAGGGAACAGCGTAGTTCTACGTTCGTTAGGATCTCCATTTATTAAAATACCTTGGTCTATATTCTTTAATGAATTTCTTAATAATTTAATAACATTTTGTCTTTCTGACACTAGAGAAGAAAGCTCACCAACCAACTTCATAGTGCTGGTCTGGGTTCTAACTCCGGTTCTTATATCTGCGGTTTGTCCTTGAATTTCAGAAAGTGACGGAACCTTTTCACCAGTTGATATTTCTATTCTATTTTTAACTTTACTGTAAGATGAAGTAATTGGATCGTTGCCAAGTGGTAATTTTAAAGTTTTTTTATCATAAACTGCTTTTAATTGTGTCCCTTTATCAAATAATGCAGTTAATCTAGCTTGCCCTGCTATTTTTTGATTTAAACTCTTTAAAGCTTTATACTCTTGAGACTCTAATGCATCAGGAGAGTCTTGTCTTACTAAAGCTCTAAATGTAAAGGGTTTTTCAAACTCTCCATTTTCTTCCCCTGTAATAAATACAAAAGAAAATGATGAAAAGATGATTTTAGTATTATTCATAGAACTACTTAAGAACTTTTGAGCACTAGCATCATCACCTAGACCCAAAGCTAAAGTCCTTAACCGTATCTTATCCTCAATCACCTTTAACCTATCCGTTAATCCCTCTGCTTGGTTAATGAACAATGTTTCTAAAGTTTTAGGGAACAGCCTACGTCTGTCCGAAACCATTCTGTAGAATACAGAACTGGGCATCCTATTGTAACATGGAGGCCGTACCTCTATGTGTCCTTGTGTGTTTGCGAATACCTCTAAATTTAATATCTGTGCTACAGATTGTATTTGTTCAAAAATTGAAGCATAGGTGGATTTTAGGAAAGGAAGTTTATCTGCCAAGGCTCTTTCAAAAGCCTGAATATCATAATCTTTATCATACTGATCATCTACAATAAATAAATTCTGATCGCTATTCTCCTTTACTTTCCACAAACGACGTTGAGTAAGATATTTCATCTTTTTGCGCAAATCTTGCCGCGCCTGTTCCCTATCTTCCTCCCCCATTTGGTTTCCCCAACCATCATAATCGGGAGAATATGAAACATCATCCCCGAATATCTGCAAACTTCCATCATTAGTATTGGCTGTGCCCAAAGCCTGAATTAACTCATTTTGATGTTCTGCAATTTTTCTATCCAAACTTAATAATTCATTTAATGCAATATTACCCTCAGGAGCACTTATAGAATGTGATGGTATTTCTAATGTATTAACCGATACATTTCTATTTCCTAAATTGCCATCTAAATCTAATTCATATATATTAGGGTTATCCGCAAACTCTGCACCTACAGCAGCTAAAGCGTCGAAGATTCTTGCTCTTTGCGCTAACAGCCTACCTAATTCAGCATTAGCTCTTTGAACGCTAAATTGTCCTTGTATCATAAACTTAAAAGCATTATCACTCATTATTATTTTTTTAAATGGAATGAAGTTGCCCCAAGTAAGATTTTCTATATTAACATCACTTATTAAACTTCTATAAAATGATCTCGCTATATCTGCATTGTTAACTTTAGCATCATTATTTAAAGAAAAGTTTCCGGTAGAAATTGCAGAAGTAATAAATGAATTATAGTTATGCGGCTTACCGCAAATTAATAATGATAATACATTCATTACATCTTGTCCCGCCCAAGGATCAGATGTCATTAAAGGAGATATGCTTTCTCTATATTTATTTTTTGGATGTCTAGATCCAGAATAAGTAAATGTTCCCACTCCAGATTTCCAACGATAAACGAATCCATCGGGATCAAAGAATACCCTTTGCATGGTATCAAATCCCAATGAGCTAGTATTATCATTTGACCCAATTAAATACAAAAATTGAGTCATTGGAGAACCAAGGAACCTGGAACCATTTTTAAATTTAACAACCCCACTAAGCAATAATGATTCATTTTCCGGCAATAATTTAGGATGATCATCCACCAATACACCGGTAGCACCATCAAAATCTAAATCAAATGGAGTTAGAGGATCGTAAATAGAACGCTCGGGAACGTCTGGTCCCGGCTTCTTATTGATTCTTCCTTTCTTGAAATATTCAGAATGGTCCGAACAATTTACGGAAAGTTTATATTTACCATCTCTAAATTCTGAAGAAACCTTATTAACAATACCAGCAAATACATGAATCCCAGCAGCTTGCCTAGTAAAAGAGTTACGCATTGCTGTCCATAACCATAATGGAAAATCTGGACCAACTATTGCATTCTTTTCAATTTCAACAAATGAATTTCCTGCTCCACCAAAGAACCCGGTTAGATTATTAAAACTTTGTTCCAATTGGCTTGTTTTACTATTTAACATTGATAATAGATTGTTTCCGGGACTATAAGTTGTATTAACATCTGCCCCAATAACTTTATTATCTACCATGGTTTTGGAACTCATAAATATATGAACCGTGTCCATTACCTGGATTATATTCTTATTTGCAAATTGCAAACGCATCTTTGATCTAATATATTCTACATCTTTCTTATTATCATCACTAAGAACATCAGAAAGCTCATTCTCTTTTTGCCTTCTTAGATTCAAAATTAAATATATGTTTTTTGTTATTTTTTCAAATTGTTTAATGTCACTTTCAGTTAATCCGTTTTTACCTTCCATTGCAACTGGGTCAACTTCTATAGAAGAATTAACCCCGCCAAATCCAGGATCAAATGTAAAAATAATCTCCCGCCCTTCTCCATCAATAAATGCTCTTACTCTCTTATTTAAAACAGAATTGTCACTTACTTTCCAAATTATAGGAGTGGCCCCACGTAATGCTCTCTCTGAAATTAATTTAGCTTTAAGATTGTTATTCTGTTTTGCTAGCTCTTGTTCCGAAAATTGAAATAATGAAGAAGATTGTTTATTATTAAATATATCAGCTATAGCTCTATCAATGTCTAAATCCGTAATGTTCATTAAATGATAAGGATCTTCAATAGATAGGCTACAACTTCCCCCACCAAGTTTGGTAGAAACAGAGGTATTTACAGAAGCAATTGTAGTAAGTGTAAATGTACCAATTCCCTCGCCCATATCAAATGGAGAATCAGGATCAATAAACCATGTAGTAAATAATTCAGGCTCAGAAAATGCCTGCATTTTTCGAATACGATCCAATACACTTTTTGCTTTGGGAGAAACTATATTTATTCCAACACTCTCTAAAGCTTCTATTCCTGATAATAACATTGGGGTTAGAAAATCATCTAATACACCTTTGCTCTCTATTACTCTTTCTAATTTTGTTAATCTCTCATATGTAGAAATTACTTGACATTTATTTTGTAAAAGTCTTTTGCTTGCTTTTAAATATCCTCTATCAGCCGAATCCATTAAATCAATTTTATAATTCTCTGTTAAAGAGGAAAACATTCTCTTTTTTATAACTATAGTAATATCAGGTTCTTGTAAAAGGGTTTCAAAAAACCTTGGTCTAACATTGCTAATGTACCCGCTTTCTACATAAGAACGTTGTGCGGTTGGGTCTACTTTTGAGGCATATTCTCCCAAAGCACCAAAATCAACAACTTGATCGGGATTATTTGGATCTGGTACATCTAAAGAGCGAGGCGTATTTTCCCCAGCACCAACATAATCATTGGCTTGTTTTACAAACGCCCGTCCAACCCGTTCAACACCTTTCCAAAATTTACCCATAATTTCCTTAATCTATACTCCATGGATCAAGCATATTTATTGCAGCTAAATCTCTTTGATAATTCAATTCCTGATTATTTTTACCAACAAGACCATATGTCGTTGGAAGCCTGCCTGTTTGACCTGTGGTTTGATATTCCGACGCTAAATGACTATAACTAAGAGGCGGCCCTCCTGCTGACCAATTCGAAGGCCCATAACTCGGATGCTTGTGCCAAGCCAAGAAGTTATGCCTAAATCCTCTCTTCTGTGTTACTTTAAAAGTAAATTCATAATTAAACAAACCAAGATTGTCCGCCTTCTCATGAAATGTGAAGTTTTCAAAATATCCCCTGTACATCTCACCGTCCCAATACATCTCTACAGTAAATGCCATAGATGCTAATGTGGGTTTGTTTCTTGCATTAATTATATTTGAAGTTTGGTCATTCGCTAAATCAACCCCGGTTACTCCAACTAATGCATTTAAAATTGGAGAGTTGTTGTCTCCAAATGGACCACCTTCTCCAAAAACCAAATCATCAAAACTTTCTTGTTCAGCCCTGTCCCGTTCTGCTTGTAAAAATAAAGCATAAGGATCAAACATTAATTGTTCATTCCTATATACGTCCATTAATACATTTATTCCTTCAATTCCAGAAGTCCCAGTAGTTCCATTAATTCCTAAACCAGTAAGCTCTTCTCCCCAATATTGCAATACATAACCACCTTTAACCCTTACTGGCGTTATTGCTTTTTTATATTGATAATCAACACCTTGTGGATTAATATACATTTCCACAACTGGTTGTTCAGGAATCAACCAACGCATTATCTTTCTTCTAACAACCGCATCTATATTGGGCTGCACCTGCCCTTGTCTGGTAGAGGCACCACTTGTAGTGGGAGGTTTGCTGGCAGCAAAACCAAATTGATCGGCCGGAACACCACCAGCCGCAGCAAAACTATTGGCAATTTTATTAGCACCTGATGATATGTCAGTTATTGTTCTAGAGGCTTCATCAAAAAAATTGCCCTCATTAGGTGGTCTATTTGCCATAATTATCCTCTATCATGGTGCTGCTGTAGGGTTTCCATTCATAGTTTGAACCAAATGCGAACTAACAGTTTCAACACGCCCTTTGTCGTCTCTAATTTTAATTTCTACTTCTAATTTTTCACGAAAGGGGGCATCTCTATTTGGAACTTCTCCTGGAAGATTAACCCTAGGTGATCTGGGTTCTGGTGGAAGCCCTGGAGCTGGAGCAATATGTGGTTCCGCTTCTGGAATTAATAAATGTGCCGCTCTTGGTATCAACCCTTGTGGTTTTTCTTCATTTGTATTTGTTAATTTTTCAATATTTTCCAAAATTAAATTAACAGGACGAGCAATTTCACCACCCTCTAACGTTGAAGAATATTTATTACCTGCGGCAGCAGCACTGCTTGCGTCTTGATAATCCGCCAATATTTCACTTAATGATTCTTCACCTTGACCTTCTTTAAGACCCAAATAACGAAATTGCATTGCATTCAAAATTTGAGATTCAGTTACTAACCGTTTTACATCATTAGACATAGTCACTGCCGCATTCAATTGTTTTTGCTGCAATTGTGTGTCTGCCGTCATTGCATTTTTAGTTGCATCTTCTGTATCTCTAGCTAATGTATCAACATCAATTCCACCAGGCCCACCATTCTTGAAAGCTTCTAGCAATTTAGCTGCTTCTCCAGAACCCTGAACAATTCCACCAAACGGCCCCTCGGTTAAGAACTTTACTTGTTTTACATATTGTGCGGCTGCATTTTCTGATTGTGCCCCTTCTTCTCTAGTAACTATGTTCCCACCAAATTGCTTGCGTAAAGCTTGTTCCATTTTTTCATATACGCCGGTCAAATTACCTTCCGCCAACATTTGTTCAATTTCTAAAGCCCCACGCAACCCACCTGGACCTCCGGTTTGTGAAGATAAAAATGACTTTTGCGCAAAATCAAGACTGTTAATTGCTCCAGTAAGCTTTTTGATCATTTCAGTGGATGGTTCTACACCAAGCCCAACATCCTTAAAAGCTTTCATTAAGGACCCAACCAGGGTTACTGAAGAATCCATTGTATTACCAAATACAGCAAATTGCTTAACTATATCATCTATAGGGCTTTTTAAATCACCAAATGCATAACCAAGGCTCTGTGACACCTCATATGTTTTAGCCAAAAACTCTAAAGAATCTTTATTGGTTTTTGCAAATGACCTAAATTGCAAAGTAAGGGCGCTAAGAGAATCTTCCCAATCCCCAGTAGTTCCTCTAGCAATCCTTACTGCTCCCTCAAATAGAGCTATTTGTTTGTCAGAAAGATCCCCCGCCTTTATTGTTTCACGATAAGCACCCGGCAGTTTCATCAAACCAGAAGCATACTTATTAATTTCATCTACACTTAAATTTGTAGCTTGTGCAACATCTGTATTAAATTCTACAATACCAGCAAGTTCAGCTTCTAAATTTTCAGTGACATTCAGTCTGCTCCCCGAAGCTTGTGCTCCAAATCCAGCAAACTTGCCATACATGCTCATTAACTGATTTTCTAGTTGTCTAATACCAAGAGTTTGGTTAGCTAAGTTAGCTATACCTTTTGTTACCATTCCTAAAGGTTTATTAATATCCATCACTGCGGAAGATATTGCCTTCATTGATTCAGCAGTTCCGGTAGCGGTTTTTTGTCCCACCCCCTCCATATCACCAAAAGCCCCAGAAAATACCGTTCCCAAATTTGCAAAAACACCAATTGCTAACGAGGTAGCAACGGTTACTCCTTCAATAGAAGCTTTGGCATCATCTGAAGCAGTGGCAGATCTCATTAACCTGCCAACAAAATCTTCCAAATATCCAGTTGTTTCAGAAAAGGCATCCCCTAAATTTTCTGTTTTAATAAATGCCCCATCTACACCTTCAGACATTTTATTTAAACCGGCTTCTGTTTTATCAGTAGCATCTACAGCTTTTCTTCCGACATTTTCCACACTACCAAACAAACCTTGTAGTTTAGGACCAATTGATGACAAAAGAGTATCTATAGTAGATAATGAATTGTTAATTCCATCTAATACTGCTTGGTCTAAAGTAACACCTGCCATATTTACCTAATTACGCGCCTATGTCTGTTGTGTGGTTTTGCCTCTTCCTCATCTATTTGTTTAACAACCATTTCTGTAGATCGGTCAAAGTCTTCATCTGAAGATTCATATTTTGGATTATCTTGACCATATATCTTATTGGCCATATCCCAATTAGAAAAGGATCCTATAAATAATGCATAATCTTTATATGTTTTATGTAATTCTTCTTTATCCTGGAGCCAGCTATAATACATCCAAATCCAAGTAAACTCATCCATATCTTCAATGAATGGATCATCTGGCCTTATTTTAAAAGTCTTACACAAGAACCAGATAAATCTATGGTCTGGCTCCTTTATGATTTTTTTATATTGTCAGCTATCTCCTTTGGGGTTTCTCCTAATCCATTCTTTAAGCTCTCATTGTGCAGTTGAATCATTTTTGAATATTCTTCCCACAATTTAGAAACAGTAGAAGATTGCATATCATCTATTAATTCAACTTTTTTATCAACATCTTCCGTTCTCATAAATAATTCTGCTGGCTGATTATTTATTTTATAAATGGAATAAGCTAAAGTATAATTTCTAACCGTAAGAGCTTCTTCAAATCTTGTTTTTGCTTCAATTCCTTTTTCTAAAACAGCTCGCAATTCTTTATTTTTAAGAGATCTTAAAGAAAATTTAATATTTTCTATTTCAACATCTGTAGTTAATCTTCCTATTCCAGTCAATACTTCAAATATTTGAATTGCCATAGGTGGCGCTTTTTCTTCTTTTTTCGCCAACTTTTCCTCTTCCATCATTCTTTCTAATTCTTTAATTTCATTAACTCTATTTAATGGTTGAGGTTCCTCCAAATTCCTGTTCCTACGATGAATAATTTCATCTTCTTCACCAGTTTGGTTTTCTAAATTATCTACTCGTAATACTCTTTGTTCAGGAATTTCGCCTAAATCAACACGCCCCAAAGAACTGGCAATAGCCCGTCTTTTCTTAATATCCATACTTTCTCCACTTTCCAGAGGACACTATTGTCCTCACCACCTATATAACAAACTATAGGAAATTTGCTAATTATAGAGTATTTCCGCCAGCATCATCAAATACATTAATGAGCCCAGCCGCATCCAAAGCACCACGGTATTTGCCAATATCAGCTTCAATTTCAAAACCATTACTGTATCCACCATCTTTAACCGTATCCATATCGAAAACGGCAGTGCCAGAATTCAAAGAGCTATGAATTGCTTCTGCATGTAATGACATGTTATCTGAAATAATGAAGTTTTCAGCATCATAAGCATAACCAATCTTAGTAATCCAACAATTTTTCACAACTGTAATTAACTGTTGATCCGTTCCCCCATTAACTAAGTCATATACCTGAATATCAAACGGAACTCTTTGAGAATGAACGTGAACGAATCCACGATAAAATGCCTCTGCTATACGCCGGCCATCAAATCGAGTACGATCACAAGTAACGGTAAACTCCGCCGACTTGGTGGGAGCAGAGTCAATTTGACCATCTGTGCCTACCTCATTTACACCTTGCACCGGGCGGGTTTCCTCTATATTAAATCTCTTTATTGCACCAACAGAACGCCCATCTACGGCAATTATAATATTTGTAGAAAGATGCGTCCCGGTCCTGCTACGACCGTCAACGGTTTCGTAATTCGTATTATTTGATAAATATCCTCTAACTGGCATATAATATCCTATCTGGATTTACAAGGATCCAGTATCCTTATTAAATTCGAATCCTCTATATTTAATGGCAAAAAAACCATATAAACTATTTTTTATTTATTATTACTCCAACAAGCCAACTGAAATTCTAATAAATATGAAGTTTACGCCATATACCGGCTGGACCTTAACGGTAATGTTCCATTGAGTAGGATCGGTCTTATCCCTGGCAATCTTTAAATCCCTATAAGCAGTAATAAGCCCCTGGTTAATAAATCCACTTAAAGCAGAATTTCCTCTAGCCTGTAATGCGGTAGCAAATATTGGAGAATCTGTCTGCCCAATAAATGTATCATATGCCGTTCTAAGGTTCTTAGAAATTCTATCTCTAATGAAGATAATAGATATTTCTCTTTCTTCCACAAACCCGCTAGAAGTGGTTGTCTGTCCTCTGACTACCTTACCCCCACCCAGTACCGGCTGAAGCACTGTAATGCCACCAGCAGTCAACTGCTCTAGTACAACCGGACGATAGGTCTTATCACTAAGAATTGTGTACCCAGTCAGTATCTTGCGGGTCAACGGTAGGGCAATATTTGTTACTCCAGAGAAGTAACCCATAGCAGCCGCAGCCTGATAGAACCCATCAACATAAGTTCTATCAGCACCAATCTGAACTACGATCTGGTCAGGATAGAAATATACCACACGATAGGTTGTACCATATGAATTAGTAACTCCATAATCAGCCAAATCTTCGATGTTACCAGCTAAGATTTCGCTAACATCGTCTCCTTGAATTCCTTCAAGAATACCAATGTCCTCTACCGCCGCATTATCAATTCCTAACACATTAGCTGGCTCAAGGTTCTGAATGGCACCAATCAATAAGATTCTTTCTTTGCGGTTCTTAATGTTGCTCATGTACCGAACGTGAGAAGCACCATTTTGGAATATTGCAGATATGGTTTGCCTAGGAAGCGGAACAACCATATCAATATCAAGCTTCTCTATTTCCTCATAAGCCGCTGTCCAACCAGCATCAAAGAAATCTGCATCCTTAGTATCTACTATTGTTGCTCTTAACTGAGTACCTGCCGGTAGTTGCGCAGTAATATCTTGTGTAAAGAGAACCTTCGCCCCTTCTTCAACAGAATCAACTACCTCAAATTCCAAACCTGTTTCATTAACGAATGTTCCAGAAGTTCTAACAATTGTTAGTACACCACTGTTAACTCCGGTAATAGAGAAAACGCCATTGTTATCAGCATTGGTAGCATTGAAGATTCTTACGCTTCTAGTCCCGCTAACATCATCAACACCGAATATCTGCCCAGCACTGGTAAAGGTAGCTGTAGTTGAACTGGTGTAGGTTACAACACCATCACTATCACTCTTTACTACCGCAGTATCGTCGTCAATAATTACGGTATAAGAGAACGCATAAGCTGGGTTAGTGATAAATGCGCCATCTGGATTAGCTGTGATGGCCGGATCATAAAACGCAACTTTGTTGGGAGAAGATAACTGAACTTCCTCCCCTGTTACTGGGCTTGTGATAAAGAAATTAATGTTTGAATCAACATCTGGCACTACCCCAAGTGGTAGTGGGAATGTCAAGTCCTCCGGATCAGCCTCGCCAGATGTGGATTCCTTCAATATATAAGAAACCCGTCTGGGCACTGGAGGCGCGGCCTGAAGGGCCCAAACACCGGGTGTACCATTAGCAAAGGCTAATTGACCACCCAAAGACAGTGTGTTGGTCAAACTCGGCATACCGTGTTTGGCCGTGAATTCATCCATATTAGTGAAGAATACCGGACTGTTAATATCAGTCACTGCAATATAAGTGGCGGACAATTTGTCCCCAGCCAATAGAGCACCACCATTAACTTCGATAATAAAACGGTCCCCTTCGCGGAAAGCGGTTGTACCTTCGGTAATGCTGAAGTTTAAAATTCCGTTACTTACTACGGTTCCATTGGACTGCCATACAACAACCTGACCATATCCGTCTAATGGGCTACCGCTTACGGTGCCATTAGCAACGAATCTTGCATATCCATCAATTGGGTTTCCATAACCATCTCTAAGAACTGAAGAAACCCTGATTGTCCAAGTTTCCGAAGGGGCATTAGGATCAACTAGTGATAAGTTACCAACAGTACCATTCCCTGTATTAAGAGAACTTGCACTATAATAGTGCCCACCCTGATCTACCAATCTAGCCGCTTGAAGTTCAATTTGACCAGTTGTGGTATCTATAATATAATCGTATTGAGTATTAAAAGAACCTGTTAATGGGCCCTCGGTTCCAGCAAGGGTGATTCCATTTTTATATAATGTGGTTCTATTTTCAATAATTGGAGCATTATTTAAAAGGAAGTGTCTACCATCGGCTCCATTAGGACCCAAGAAATCTGGGTCGAATCCGTCATTGCCGCCACCATTTGCAGAAGCAACGATAGTTTCTGGCCTTAGACCTTCACCAATTATTACTCCCAGTCTCGTACCGGAAGGAATAGACAGTCCACTAGAAACTGTTTCCGCCAAGGTATATACGCCTGGCAACGCATTGTCTGAACCTGGAAATGATGGCATATTAAATCCTTCTCCGTACAAATTTGTTCAAGGCATCCAGTAGCCTTTTCAATATTATATTGAATTATTGCTATTGATTTTGTCCTTTGTCTGTCTGTCTGAATTTATAAGGTATCCAGCAACCTTTAATAAAATACTCAATTATGCCTTTATGTAAACACAAACACTTCAGCTTATAAATTGGTCATTAACATCAGTTCTTGTGTGAATTTCTATATTTGGAGCATAGTCCCCAGTACTAACATTGCCAAATTCTACACAGAATGAAATTATATCTACTATATTATT